ATGACTGTGCCAATTGCACCCGTTCCCGCCACACCAGTAACAGAAACATTGGCTTCCGCATCCACAGTGACGGTAGTAACCGCGCCTGTGCCAACAACTCCTGTGACGGCAACATTTGCTTCGGCATCAACCGTAGGAATAGTGACCGCGCCCGTACCTGCAACGCCTGTAGGGGTAACATCAGCCGCCGCCGAAACCGTGACAGATCCGATGCCTGAAGTGCCTGCGACACCCGTGACAGTGACTGGGAGTGTTTCACCCCATCCAGCTTCGCCCCAAGTACCTCTACCCCATCCGCTAATAGCTGCCACACGTTATGCCCTATGCGATGCGAATGATCGCGTTGGATGCGTCAGCGGTAGGAAACTGGATAGTAAAGTCACCAGCGGTAGAAGTCTTATCCCCACCAAAAGCTAAAGAACATACGCTAGGATCGCCACTTGCAACCTCATTGTATATCAACGCCCCATTTGCAGTGATTGTTACATTTGAAAATGTAAGGTCGGCAAAGTCAGCAAGAGCAGTTGTACCACTAGCCACTGGGGTTATAGACGTTAAGAACGCACCCTTTGCAGTGTAATTTGTACCACTTGCCTCATTAGTGGATGCATACGCAGTTGTAGCTGCGCCCAATGTTGCGGAGCTTGTGTACAGCGCAAGTTTAAATTGGTCATCGTCAGCCGTAAAGTTATGAACACCCTTTAAGATCTCAACCTTAAACGAAGTACACATTGCAGTGCTAATAGCCATTATAGACTCCTAATTATATCAGCCATATCTTTATGACCTTGACGTTCAAATTCAGCGGTAAGTGTAGTCCTATCGCTCTTAATTGCTTCTTTAATATAGTGTAAAGCCGTAGCCTTAACCGCTTCTTTAAACTCTTCAGCCTGTTGAGCAATAGCAGGATGGCAATTACCACCAACGCTTACAACTCTGTCAGCTATTGTTTGCGCCCAAAACTCAGGGTCATGCCCTTTATTAGTTGTGGTTGTTACTAATACGTTACCTACTTCTAACTTAGGAGCTTCAAAAAACATACGTTACTGCACCGCCATTCTAGGTTGACCAGAGCGGTACGTATCAGAACGTAACTTACCGTCAGCTAGTACTTTGAGTAGAGACATAGATGTTACGTACATCTTGTCATACAGCGCGACTAGATCAGGCTCACCCTTCATAAATCGTATGGCTTCGACCAAAGAACCATTAAGTAGCGCAGAATCAAACTCAGTGCCAAGCCAAGAAGTACCCGCTGTGACAATAGACTCTGGGTAGTATCCGTAATGTAATTCTGTGCTGTAGCTGCTGTCAGGCATCGGCCCAAGGAGAAACGATATATTGTTAAACACAGCGTAGTGTTTAGGTAGCCCTGTAGAAGACGAACTAGGGTACGCCTCACGAACAAAGTTAACATCCTTGTTTAGCAGGTAATGGTAATCTCCGCTAGAGTCTATAACTGCAAGGCTATACACATACAAAAAATCGCTGGGTATAGCTAAATATGTAATACTTTGAGTCATAGTACCCGTTACGTTTTTACGTAGTGCGGGTATCTGTACGGCATTATGAATTTTCTGCTCGGTCTGTTGTACGAACAGAGCAAGCTGGTCACTTGTGAACGATGTTTCACAAATGTCTTCAATATTAGTAGTTAACTCAGTGTAGTTCATATCTACGCCATAGGCCCACGAGCCATAAGTCCTTTAGTAGCAGCGCCAGTACCACGTACTTTGATGCCGGTAGTTTTAACACCTTTCATGTCAGTCTTAGGTGCGTTCTTTACTTCTTTGATTTTGCTAGTGTTCTTCATAAGTCTTACTCTGTAATTACTATTGTAACTGTTCCTACTCCACCTACAGCAACTAAGTCATTAGGTGTTAACCCAAACGGATCGTTGCCTGCGCCTACAGGGTTCCAGCCCCATTGTATCTGGCGGCTACTATTAGCGCCAGCTAACGACAAACTACGGTCTGGTCTGGGGTTACGTATCGCCTGTGGGTCATTAACCGGAAACTCACCCAACTTTAACTGGGGATGGTCAGGATTCCAACACTCATGACACGCTTTTAGGTTTGTATCTTTACCCTTTACAACTAAGTCTTTGAGTTCTCGTAGCTTGTATTGAAACCCGCATACGTCGCACTCAGCTATAGCCCTTTTATTAGAAGCAAACCTACTAGACATAACTAATTCTAGGTACAAACCGTGCGGAGGTCTTGTCTCTATCTTCCCCAGCCGCTAACGCAAATTGCTCTTCATAAGCCTCTTTTAGCATTGGCATCCGCGCCATAAGCTCCGGTACTTTCATGGATATGTAGTAAGCCAGCCCAGCCACTAAACACGGTAAGAAACGGAAGTTCATATCCGCAGTCTCTACACCGCTACCTGCATCCTGTATACGCCGCATACGGTAATACTTAAATATGTAGTCGTCACTGTCAGGTACAGGCCATACGTTGATCGTAGGGGCATCACGTAGCCGCTCAATCCACACTTGAATCGGCCTGCCTTGTGTTAACTTGTTTGGTATAGACGCATACGTGCTTACACTAATACGGTTAATAGTAAGGTCTTGCTGCGTAGCCTCTACGCCACTGTTGGTACGTATAACTTGTTCTAGTAGGTCAATGGTATCGGCGGGGAGAGTGTATTCAGAAGTGCCTTCAACTAGGCTTATAACGCCCTCGTCAATCGTCCACAAGTTGATACCACGGTTCTGCCACTCAATAGTCATCAAGTTCATGGAGCGTCTGGCAGTACGAAGATCATACCCAGAACGCATTTCACGACCCGCACGTTCCCACGCCTCTTCAGCGATCTCCGTGAAATCCATGTCAAATGCTGTTGTTCCAGATGTAGTCATGTCTTATTCCTATACGTACAGAGTCTTCTTTCTGCGGTTGTTCATTACTGCCCCACAGCCTCTGTGGTTTGCGCGTATCATACCACCTTCTCTAGCGGTTCTAACTTTAGCAGCCTTGGTATTACTAACTACCTGCTGACCTTTTGCGCCAGCTTTTTTCTTCTTACGGGCAGTAGTAGCGCGTTCCGCTTTGCTCAGTGACTGCGCCTTAGCTTTAGGTAAACAACGGTCTGGGTTCTTTTTGTCTTTCGACGTACCACATGGGCCTTTAATGCCGCCATCAGCACCAATACGAACCCACTGTTGATCTCGCCATTGTTTAAGCTGTCCCATTACTTCTTCTTTTTCTTCTTACTGCCCCTAGCATAACTAGGGTCTTTGCAGTATTTAGACGCTGCCATATTCGCATAAGCAGACGGATAGGTATCAAACGTACGCTTTGCCCACGCCTTACCCGAAGGGCAGATTTTCCCGCCCGACTTAACCTTGCCGCCTGACTTATAGTAGCTTCTCATAACATCTTCGCTGGGCGTACACCTTTACGAGCTATACCTGCGCCACGAACCTTGTTCTTCTTACCTTTAAGAACGCCACCTGTAGAGTAGCCCTTAGTCTTCATAGCACCACCTTTAGAGTAGCCCTTAGTCTTCATCATACCGCCTTTAGCCATGCCTTTAGACTTGACCTTACCACCAGCCATCATCTTGCCCTTACCATCGGCAGCGTATGCAGGAATCATCTGCCCGTCTTTCTCAACCATCGGTAGCCTACCGCCATCCTTGTACCCTTTAGCACCGCCCATAGCGCCGCCTTTAGTACCCATCTTGGTTTTCATAGCCATACCACCTTTTGCGTAGCCCTTAGACTTCATAGCCATACCGCCACCCATCATTTTCTTAGCTTTCTTCGCTTTAAACCCTGCTGTCAGCTTTTTAGCCGCCGCTGCGTCAGCTTTAGTAGGCCGTCTGCTGTTTTTATCCATGAAGTTCAGATAATCACGTAGCGTTAGACCAGTCTTAGTTAGCTGTTCTTTAGTAACATTAGCTTTTTTCTCTCTACCAGAACCAACATTACGTCTAGGACTGCCAGTTTTTCCTTGTGGCGTACCCGTTACATTAGCAAGCCCTGATGCGGGTTTTTTCATATCGTTATTGGTTTTAGCCGCGCCTGTTCCAGACGGCTTAACCCTACTCGTAGGCGGTACTTCGGGTTTCATAAGGCGTGTTGGCTTAGGAGTAGCAGCGTTCTGCAAGCTGATTGCTGAAGGACGCTTTGGTGTTGGCCTGCTAACAGCAGTTTTTGCTATAGCTTTGCCTTGTCGCGCTTTCTCTTTAGCGTTACGCGCTGCTATTTGTTCCGCCATTACAGCTCTATTTGCCGCCTTTGCCGCAGCAGGTTTAACCTTTCGGTTTTTAGCTTTAGCTTCACGCTCTGCGTTCGCTGCTGCCCTGCTCGTCTTCATACTTGCAATTGTGTTTGACAGACCTGTGCTTCGCTTCGATACGACAGGTTTAGTAACAGGTTTAGTAACAGGTTTAACTTTTCGGTTTTTAGCTTTAGCTTCACGCTCTGCGTTCGCTGCTGCCCTGCTCGTCTTCATTTCTGCGATAGTTTTATCGCCCCTAGAAGAATCCCCTTTAAGTTTATTTTTTAACATGTTAAATAAGTATCCGCCTGCTGGTCTTTCTGCTGCCATGATTTTTACTCCGCGTATAAATTGTTAAACACTTGGTTAACGTCCAATGTGTAGTCCAAATCGGACTTACTATAATGTATGTGCTGAGACGGTTTAAAGTCTGGCGCACCTTCTCCCATCTCAAACCAAGCTGGGTGACTTACCCTTACTCGGTTGTTCGGTAATGCAACGATGTTCCCTGTATACGGGCCAGCGTTCAATAATTCCATAACGTGACTCTGCTTATGTTGTGCAGGGTCATCTGCAA